GGATCGAAGTTCTTACCCATCGGGGTTTGTCTGTACAATTCCTTAGCCTCTGACTCACACCAAACTTCTAGCTGTGTGAGAGTGTCGATAGCTATATACTTGTAGGGTTTCTTGGCTTGCATGATAGCCTTCCCTACCTGTCCTAACTCTGCAAGATTGTTAACCTTAATCTTAAGTGCTTCAACCATGTCAGATCCTTGTTCTAGGTCTATGATTAAACACCCATCAAGCTTAGCAAGTGCAGTAGTTTTACCAATCTTTGGGGGCCCGTACATAATCATATGTCGTGGGCTTTTCCTTCCAACTGGTACTCTTTCTGTTGGCAATACTAATTCCATAGTTAATAATAATTTACTTTTTTGGTCTCTCTTTAATCGAGAAGGTAGACAGATCTGATTCGTAAGGAATCATGCCTAGCTGGCCATCCCTATTCTTTTCTACGTGACATGCAAGCAAGCCTACTGGGTTCTCACCACAGTATGCATCTGTTATCCCGTATAAATCATATGGACGTTGAAGCATCATAACCACGTGAGCATCCTGGCCTATCGAGTCACCCCCGAATAAGTCAGTTAGCTGTGGTTGATACTGCTGCTTAGCACGATACTCTTGCTCGATGTTCCTGTTTAGCTGAGACAATAGGATATTGATTACCCCAAGTCTAGCCTGCAGCCACATACAAGTTTTAGATATCTGATTAAGCTTCTGTAGTTCTGTATCCTCAGTCCCTAGAATAAGTCTAGAGTGGTCGAAGAGGTTGATTATTGTGTGGTTTGGGAATTTTAAATTCACCCTGTTGTTCACCTCTTTAATCTTAACCATGTTCTGAGGAATAGAGCAGAAGAATATCGGGTATTTACGATACTTATCTACTGCCTTCTCATAGTCGTTGACCTTCTCGTCAGAGATTGGGGACTCAATACTATACAGCTCTGAGAACTGCAGCTTAACATCGTTAGCTGCTGCCCTCATAATCTGTTGATAGTCTGGCATCTCGAAACTCCAATAAAGGAGAATCATTTTCTTGTCCTTGTTCTTGTCTAGAAGATCGAAGACCAATTGGTTAGAGAAAGCTGATTTCCCTACACCTGGTCTCCCAGCAATTACATACATTTTCCCAGGCTGCAAACCACCAAGAAGATTCTTATTCAACCTATCCCATCCAGTAGGGAAGACAATCCTGTTACCAAGCTTAGCAAGCTTGATCTCTTCGATTGATTTATCTACTGATTTTGAGATGTGACGAAACTCTTTTAAAGTCTCGTCTAAGTTGTTAGAGTGATCTTGTGATTCGTCCTGTGGTTGATTCAGGCTCTGTTGTGTCATTTGTGTCTGTGTACTTTTCCCAACTGTGATTATTAATCCATGTGTCAAGCATCTGCATATAGCCTAGGCCATTACCTTTCCTACGAAAGTCAAGTTCCCTGTTAAGGCACCCGATAATCCTATCGTGCTTCTCCTTATCAGTTCCCACAATCTTCTTGTACTTAGCTTTGGCTTTGGAATTTGCTTTAGAGTCAGGATCTTTAGCTCTTAGCATTCTCACCTGTCCATTATTGATAACCTTTAGGGGGAATCGGGAGAGGAGACCATGCCACATCTGATCGAAGTCTGAAAGAGTGCTTGTTTCAAACTTATCCCTTAATGTAACATCGTCATCCTCCCCGATTTTGATCCACCCATTGGTTTGCAATAACTCTAAATCAACATTTAACTTTAAACTAGGATCAATTTCTTTACGACTCAGCAGTAGCAAGTAAACATACTCATCAGGACATAAGCCAAGATTAGTAAGCCTTTCAGTATCAAGTTCAATGATCATAAAGATTTCTGTTATACTGTCTATACTGAATCGTTTTCAAATATAAGAAGAAATTCCATCAATCCAACTGATGTTAGATAAATTTTTAATAGCATTTTGCAGCCATTTTTCCTCTTGACTGTCCTTCACATAGAGAATAATCACCTCACCCACCTTGTCCTTATCAGACAATCTAAGGAGACGACCGACCCTTTGAATCATCTGCAGTGCCTTTGAGTCAAGGCCACAGATAACACCAAGGTTAGCATCATGCACATCAAACCCTTGATTCAAGGCCTTTGTAGAGCACAGCACCTTTACAGTGTTGTCTTTAAAGTCCTTGAGAGCTGCATCCTTTTCCTTCTTTCTGAGTTTAGAATGATATCTAGCTGCAGGGATGCCTTCATTTGCAATTGCCCCGTGCATAGAATCAGTAAACTCATTACTACCCCCGAAGGTTAGTATCTTCTTATCAGGCATAGCCTTGGCTATCTGAGCAGTATAAAGAATTTTGTTATGAGCCTTTTGGACTATCTCTTTACGATCTCTAATAGCCTTGTAGAACATAGCAGCATTCTTCTTATCCTCAGGACTAGCAGATTGAGGATTAGCTAAGATTTGATTAGCCCTGTTAAAGGAATCAAACTGTCCAAGCTTGTACTTGTAGTGTACAAACATGTTATTAGCTGTCTTATAATCCTTCCTCTCTTCGTCAGTTAGCTCCACAGCTATACAATTAATCTTGTAAGGGGCAACCAATCCTTTGGCTACACACTCGTCAAGAGTTATTGTATAAACTGGGGGAGCAAGGTTAACTAAGAGAGTACGATAATCAGGTTCCTCGGGCATAGTAGCAGTCATGCATAGCAGCATCTTATGAGTATTGTCAGTGAAGATTGTACGATAGATAGGACTGAGCCCAAGATGTACCTCATCTGCTACAGTGACTGTATAAGTCTCCCCAGATAATTTACATGCTGACTGATAGCATAGAATATCTACCCTATCAAGTACATCGTCATATCCCCACTTCCCAAACTCATCTTTGAATTGATCTTGAAGCTGATTAGTTGGGACTAATACTAGTCCTCTTCCATCATTCCTTCGAAGAAGTTCTCCGACTGCCATGATTCCAACCCTACTCTTTCCGAAGCCTGTACCTGCAATAACAGAACCTCTATACCCTGCTTTGGCCCATGACCTTAAAGCTGTACGTTGTTCTGTGTCTTTAACCTGTAACAAGTTCGTCATTAGATTGAATAGATAATCTCACGGTTAATAATTCTTTGAGCTCTTTAATCTCTAGCTCAGCTCTTCTTACCCTCTCCATGAGGATAGCAGGATCTATAAGCATGTACTTAGCAGTACACACCATAGCTACATATTTGTCTGAGCATTCCTCAAACATCTTAATGTAGTTCTTATCAACAGATATAAGGTCGTCATGCACCTTATACATGTGATACACAGTAGCCCTGTCCTTCTCAATCTTCTTGCTTATTTCTGTCTCAGACAAGTCTGTGAAGATGTGCATTAGATTTACATAAAGACACCGAGCCATTACAAACTTTCTCTTACGATTACTCTCGAAGATTTCTTCCCTATTAATCGCAGTCTTTAATTCTACTATTTTTAGCAGAGCTTCTGATACCTCGTCTACATTCTCCATTAGTTACCTCCCTTCATCTTCTTTTGACGAATACTGTTAGGATTAACTGGACGACCCCGCTTTTTAGCAGCTTTCTTAACTTGACTTCTAGGAGTTAAGATACGTTCTACGTCACTAACCTGAAGCCTAATACTTCTAATTACATCATCAAAGTAATCTAACTCTGCTATTATGCTTGTCATAGCACCTTCTAACCTAGTTATTACTACTCTGTGATAAAAGAAAAATGCAATTAATGCACCTACTGATACAATACTTACTACTACCATTTGATTTTAAGATTAAAAGTGAATATAAATTGGATTACGTGTTAATTCGAAGAGCTTAGCACTTACTCGGATACGTCTATGTAAATTAGTTTTAGTACCTCGTTCTGTTTTAGTCTCTTCTGCTAGAAGTTTTCTACGCTTTACTCGTAGATTAATAACTTCTATTTGCTGGTCTAGGGTTAGTTCTCTTTCCATAATTAATAGTCAGAATTGTTTTTAGTTTGTTTATAAAGATCATAAAGTACATGTGCTGCAAAGCAGGCTACTAGTGTGATTAATAAAGTAAACATGGTTAATAAAATTTGATTAGTACCCCCATCAGGATTCGAACCTGAGGCCCACAGATTAGAAATCTGTTGCTCTATCCAACTGAGCTATGAGGGCATCCACCTATTAGGCTAGGTCTTCAAAGTTAGCATTCTTATCCACATCTGATATCTTAAGTCCCCACATGAGATCAAACCATTGATACTCTGTGTCAGCCTTATAATAGCTAGACTTAAGCTCTCTTTTTAGATAACGAATAGCATAATCCTTGAATGCATTTGATTGTTCTTGAGTCATTGTGTACTCTTGATACCATTCATCTTTACGATGTATTATATCATCATAAGTCTGTGGTACATGAGCATACTCAAACATCTTGTTAATCAAATGCTTTACTATTTTTTGTGTATCTATTTTCATTCGTCGTCCCTCCAATCATCTGCATGATCCTCTAGATAACACTGCCTACACATGCTACTCTCATCCATTACCTTCTGATAACACTCGTCATAGAAATCATCTTCTGTCATGTGCTCATCTGGATTAGCAATAGATTTATTAGCCTTTTCAGCTTTTGATGATGCCATACTTCTTGCAATATCACCCAATTCTGACGTATTACAGTATGGACAATACTCATGTAACTCATTCCAGGGTGCATTTGGGTCATGTTCTGCCCCTAATGGATAATTACTCATGTTCTTGTAATTTTTGATTTAGTTTTAATAATGTATCTAGTTTACCCTCATTGTACATCTTTAACAACATGACAATATCAGGGAGTTTATAGTAATCTAACTCAGCTATTAGTTTAGTAAATGTATTCATTACCTCTGTTACCAAAGGCATTTGAACTCCATCTGCATCCCATATAGCTTTGATAGTAGTACCATGCTCCTTATTGATAGCATCAATAGTTTGCTTCAGTGATTGCTTAGTCCTATGATTATAGAACCATTTGATTGGCTCACAATCATCTGATGCATACACTGATACCTGTAACCACATTAATAGATTAAGTACTTTGATTTGCTCTTGTTGTGTCATAGCTTTACTATTGTATAAGGTCTAGACCAACACTTTTCAACCCACTTTTTGGCAGCAGATATACTCTCAAATTCACCAGTAA